TTCAGGATCATCTTTAGCAATGATAACAGTATGGTCAAACATATAGTCCATCCATGCTTTAGGTTGCATACCATCAATTAATGTTGTTGCTCTTTTCATACCTCCAAAATCCCAAACCCAGTTACGGTCATCTAGTTTTCCTTCGAATGTTACTTTAAATGAAATACCATATCCATGTAAGAATTGGCAGTGTGTTGTGGTTGCTTTCCATTGTCTAAAACAACAGCTAAAACCATCAAATATTTTTGTACTTTGAAACATAACCTTTATTTTTTTTCGGCACTAGTTATTACTTCAACATTGTTACCATTAAATTTAAAGGCAACAACTTCTAGACCATTATCAATTTCTACTTTAGAAAGAAATTCATTTAAATCAAATGATCTAAATATCATACCCCCCATACATTTTCCCTCAAATCCTTCTTTCCAAAATATTTTCTCTTTGAACATAACTTTTATTTTTTATATATAATCTTATTCTTTGGAATCCAAATTTTTATTTAATTTCTTTATAATAGGGTTATATTTGTCTTCTATTTCTTTTTTAATTTGTTCTGTTTGGTCTTCCATTTCTTCTAAATTAATTTTATTTAAATCTTGGCCTTCTATTTTTTTCATAAAATCCATTATTTTATCAAAGTCTTCCATTAATTGTTCAGGAGTAATAATTGGTTTATTTGATTTCTTCATATTCTATATTTTTTATTTCATTAGCAAACCATACTAGACCTTGAGCTTTAAATATTGTATCACAGTGAAAAAATATTTTAAGATCTAATGGGTTGCCTTTTTCTAAATTAATTCTATGTTGGGGAAATTTTCTTTTAACTTGAAACATTCTTCCCTGTATTTCTATTATTTCTCGATTTACCATTTTAATAAATTATAATATAATCTTGAAATCCAATCATCCCTCCTCATTATATTACCTCACATGCTCCCCCTGCACAAGCTGCTTGGTCTTTTAAATCTGTTTCATCTGATACTTCAACGATTTGTTTTAAATCTATATTATTTAAATGACTTTCCATTTCTAAGAATTTTTTCTCTGTAATGTCTTCAAAAGGTGCTTGAGTATATGAACCATTATCGTAAGGTAAAACAGCTAAACCATTAAATGTATTTTTATTTTTCCACATCCATTCCCCAACTAAATCCCATTCCTCTTGTTTTACTGAAATAGTTGCTGATACATTATTAGTATTAGATCCTTTTCTATGTCCCCCCTTTACCCACTCTATATTGAATTTTTTAGTTCTTTCTAATAAATCCATAGCACTTTCAGTTCTGTAAATTGAACCTTTAGGTGATCTTTGAGGGACTGAAATAATTGCCTGAATGTCTGGCTTAAAGAAATCATCTTCTACTAATGCCGGGTGGTTATCTGCAAGATATTTGTATATTGCTTCATTTTTTCCTAATCTCATACGTCTTACATAAAAATCATTATGCCAAGCATGAATTCCTGATGAAGTTCCTAATACTAATGAACTAGTTCCTGATGGTTTTACTGTTGTTACACGAGATGCTTTTCTAATTCCTATAATATTTGCAATTTCTTTATTTGTATTTTTAGCATGATCTGCTGCTTCTTCTAAATCTAAGTTTAAAACTGCACCACTTGCAATTCCTGTCATTCCTACTCCAGCAAGTGCGTCCTTTTCTGTTGTTTTTTTCCAAACATCACGAAGATAATGGAAATCTGTGTAAGCTGCTTGTAAAGTTCCTAAAAATGCTCCCGCTTTTACTCTTTCATTTAAATCTTCTTGTGATTCTACATTAGATACATTAACTTCTGTTAAATTACAAAATTGGAATGGCCTTAATGCAATTTCACAACAGGGGTTTGTACCCCAATCTTTATCGTTTGAAAAATACACTCCAGGTTCTCCTGAATTACTTGCAACAATTTTATCCCATAATCCTATAAAATCTTTTTTTCTAACTTTATGACGAATAACTACAGCTGAATTATTTGCTCTACCTCTTTGTGGATTTAATTCCCACCAAGCACCATGTTTTGATGTTAACATTTCATTGTCATGTAAATCAAACAAAGAAATTAATGCAGCTCTACGAATTCCTCCAGACAATACAGCATCAGCAATATGGCATATAATATCATGTGCTTCTAAAGGTGATAATTGGTCTCCATCTTTTTTTCTATCTAGTACTTTTTGAATTTGGAATAAGCATTCTTTTAAAGGTTCAGGACCAGGTGCTTTACCCCCTACAGTGATTAATTCTGCTCCTTTTGGTCTAATGTCTCTATAATCAAATATAGGCATTGTTTTATTTTTACCTAAGTAAGCCTTCATAATTGCTCTTACAGCATCAGCCCACCCCTCAATTGAATCACCAATTAAGAATCTTTTTTCTTTGGTTGCTTTATGAATTTCAGGTAATTTATCAATATGGTGTTGTTGAACAGAAAAACCAACTCCACACCCTGACAATAATAAAAACATTGTTTCACTAAATGATCTAAAGTCATCAATTGGTAAAAATGAACAGTTAAATATCCTTGCATTATTTATTGCAATTGGCTTTCCTGCAAATTGTAAACTACGCATTGAAGGTAAAACCTTTTTATCATACACCATTTTATAAACATCTTCAATCTTTCCTTTTAACTTAGGAAATTTTTCTTGATGCATTTCTTTATTTCTAGTAACTAGTTCTTTCCATGTTTCTCTTCTTTGTTTTGAAGGAACGTATTTTGCATACTTGTTGTAAACTACGATGTCTGATAAAATTTCTTGTGAGATGTTCATTCTATTGTTTTGTTAAAAATTGATTATTAAGGTTAAAAAAGGGGGTTAAAAACCCCTTTGTGTGGAGATAAATACAATATATACTTAAAAAACTCATGAGATTCCAAAAAAATCGTTAGAAGCTCCTCGAAGTCTTCTTCGCTGTGCCGACGAAACATCTCCTGGAGTTATTTGTTCATTTCTGTTGTTTCCTCTTATATTTATTGCAATCTTACCAATTGCAGTATCCATTACAGAATCATATGTTATACCGTCAGCTCCGTATCTATTTTTCATAATATGCCATCTTCCTGTTCCATTTTCTTTGTCTTCTGCATTTCTAGATAAAGACATTGCAAAATCAGTAATCATCATTTTACTGTAACTTTCTGCCATTCTATCTCCTTGAATTATGTCTTCTCTTGCTCCTGATCTATTTACTTGAGATGCTGTCCATATAGGTAATTTCATTTCAGTAGCCAAACCTCTTAAATTAGTATAAATGTCATCTAATTTGTCTCTTTTTTCTTTACTTGCTTTAGAAGTTAACAAATCAGCATAATCAATAATGATTAAATCTGGTTCAATGTTTTGTTGCATACATTTTTCTAAATGTGCATGAATAGTATTTACTGTTGCTTGTCCTGCTGGGTATTCTCTAATGTAAAGACCCCCTCGTAAATCTTCTATTGTTTCTTTTACTTTTGCTTTATGTAAAGTAATTTCACCAACTGGGAGTTCAGTAAGACATGCGTCATATCTTCTACCTACATACTTTTCACTTAATTCTAATGTATAATGAATTACAGTATAACCTAATTTAACTGCTGCTGCCCCTAATGCAACTAATGCCCATGATTTACCTCCTCCGGGTCCACCTGCAATCATTCCTAAATCTCCTTGTCCTAAACCCCCACAAAGTAGTTTATTTATTAGGGGCCAAGGTGTTGCAACAGTATTTCTAGCTTCTTCTCTAAATCTATCTTCTAATTCAGTAATATATTCATGGCCAATGTCTCTTTCTGTTCCTGCTTTTAATGCTCTGTCTATTAGGTTTCTAATATCATCATAATCTCCTAATTCTAATAAATCAACTGACTTCATTAAAGCATTTTTTAATGTTTGATTTTTACAAAAGTCTAAAAAGGTATCTTTAACATAATCTAAATCTGTTGCTGTAGATGCTTTATATGCTTGTTTAAGTAAATCTTTTACAGCTACACTTTGTAATTCTTGATTTATACTTTCTACTTTAACTTTAAAGACTTCCATTGTAGGAACAGACTTATATTCGTTAAAATATTTAAGAGTTTCTCTCATAATCCATTTACCCGCATCATTATCAAAATAATTAGGAGACACTATATCTGCAATTTGTTGCAAAAAATCTCGATCAGTAATTAAGATAGCAAGTGCTTTAATCTGAAACGCGTGTCCATATTGGGTTAATTTACTCATGTGTTTGTTTTGCTAATGTATTTAATTTTACAAAATGTTCTCTTAACCATAAATCAGGTGATTTAATGGCATTACCTAATTGGTCATCTGAATACATCATAATAAAGTCATTTCGGGAAAGCAAGTTTATTGGTGCTTCTATTAATCTTGTTATTTGTAATTTTAATTCACCTGAAATTGGTGGGTTTTTTAAATCCATTAGTTCTTCATTTAATCGGAGTTGAGTTTCCGACTCACTAATTCTTTTATGCATAGGTTCTTCTCCTTTACCCGCATGTTCCAGAATGAAATCAAGATCAAGGGTAGTTTGAGTAAGTAAATCTGGAACTATTTTAGGTAATTTTTTAGGTCCTAATCCTTTAACACCTTCGATGTTGTCGGATTTGTCACCCATTAAAACCTTATACATTAAAAAATTGTGAGCCGGCACCCCATAATCATCCATAACCATTCTAGGTGTATAGAATTTTTTCTTTGTTGGACTCCAAACTGTAATTCTTTCATTTACTAATTGTAAGAAATCTTGATCTGCTGACAATATGGTAACATCTTCATCTAATAAAGTGTGAGCTATGTATGCTATTGTATCATCTGCTTCAATTTTGTCTATTGAGATAACGTTAATAGGAAGAAAATCTAAATATTCTATTAAACGAGAAAATTGAATTTTCATTGCGTCTTTCTCCTCTGTAGCATTTTTAAAAGCATCCCATCTAGTAATTCGTTTACCAGGTTTTCTGTTAGCTTTATATTCAGGATGGATTTTTCTCCTACGTTGACTGCCTCCTTGACCATCGTAAGCTATAATTACTCTAGTTGGGTTTACTTCCCTAATAGCGTAAGCTAAGGATCTTAGAAAACCAGTTAATCCTCCTACAGGTACACCATTGTCATTTAGGGCTCCATTTACTGCGAATGCTCTTAAGTAAAGATTTAAACCATCTACTATTAACACCCTATTATTTACCCCTAAATCGCCCGGTTTTTGAACGTTATCTAATAAACTGAATATGTCTCCCATTACAATCCATTTGGGTCAATTTCTACATCTGGATCCGCTTCTTGTGGATCTTCATGTTGATATTTCATAATATAAGCATTACAAGTGTCTCTATACATAGCTTCTTGGACTTCTGGTCTTTCATTACATAATTTTTCTAATTCTTTACCTGTAAATGTAATTATTTCTCCTGTTGCTGTGTCTGTATATTTAGTAATAGGACCTGATTGTTTACACACTTTATAGTTCTTCATTAGCTTAAGCCAACCACCATAATTGTCTATACCAGATCTGTAAAATACATTGTATCGAATTTTTCTGTTTGGTGGGCCCATTCTATTTTTAACTACTATAGCTTCAACTTCGGAGCCTACAACTTCATCCACCCCATTAAGTTTCTCTTTAAGTTTCCCAACTTGTTTAAGTCTTAATCTAACTGATGCATGAAATTGTAAGGCTTTACCCC